TAATTTACTTAATTTTAAAAATGAACAAAAGAAAGAATTAAATAAAGAATTATTATAGTTCCAAGAATCTCGAAAAAAAGAAATTGAAACATATTTAGAAAGTCAACAATAGCTTGCAAAATAGGCTATTAATAAAATAAATCAATCTACTCAATAGCAAATTGAAGATATAAAATATGATGTACAATGTTTTCAAAAAAATGCTGAAATAGAAAAACAAAATATCCAAAATGATATTGATAAATTAAAAGCCTCATTAGTCGCAGGTGTTCAAGCACGTCTTCGCGAACAACAAATAAATGATAAATTAGATTTTTACAAGTTATCTATTAATGAAACAGATTTAGCTGATGTAAAAATATTATAGAATTTAAAGCCATCTTTACATAAGCCTATTATTTTAAGTAAATTAATATGGACACAATATTTTCAAAAACAAATGACTGAATTATGTGATAAAATTTTAGGAAAAAATATAGTTTGTGGTATTTATAAAATTACTGATTTAGTTACTGAACAATGTTATATTGGACAAAGTGTAAATATTGGTGATCGATGGAAACAACATTGTAAATGTGGGCTTGGGATTGATGCATCTACAACAAATAAATTATATAATGCAATGCAAAAAGATGGAGTATGGAATTTTATATTTGAAGTATTAGAAGAATGTCCAAGATAGTTATTAAATGAAAAAGAAAAATTTTGGATATAGATGTATCAAAGTAATAAATTTGGTTTAAATACAATGAAAGGTAATAATGGACAATGATAAAAGTATTTACTTTAAATAAAAATGGAAAAATTGAATTAACAAAAAAAGAATTAGAATCTCTTTTAAACGAAAGCTATTGGGAAGGTTATAATAGAAAAAATGTTTGGACTTATACTTCCCCCTATCGAACATATCTTACTACTCCAGACTGGGTAAAGGAGATAACAACAGCGGTTTCTAATAATCCTTATAAAATTACTAATACTGCAAATAATTCATTTACATTAGAAAGTCAAGGAGAATAATATGAAATTCAAAAACACAAATGTTAGTAATTTTTCAGGCGCTTTTAGAGGAATGAGAAATCCTAAAAATAGTTGGAATAAAAGCGACAGCTTTTTTAATATTATACAAATTGATAATTATCCATATGAAAGTGAGATTGCTGATAATTGGGTTAATTATTCACATCCACAATTAAATTGGCCGTAGGAGTATACAGAAGAAGGATATAATCTTCAAGAGCAGTATTGTGAAAAACTAATAAAAAATGGCGTATTAAAAATAAATGATAATGACGAAGTTGCGGAAGTTGCTTTTATTGGACCAAATGATATGAAACTTGCTCAGACGCTTATTAAAGCTGGTCCTGAACACCGCAAATTCTTACGTCAAATCTTTGTTTCTGTTGATATTACTGCTCCAATGTATTTTTGGTCCGAACTAGATACTTATAAAGTAGCAACAGTAGCTAACAGTACATCTAAAATGCACAAATTAACCAGTAAACCTATTACTCTTGATTGTTTTGAAACTGATGATTTTAATTCAGATATTGTGTATTATTCACTCCCAAAAGCTTGTGTTCCAAATGGAGTAACTGCAGAAAATGACGTTGGTATGTTTGCTGATTTTATGATTGAACAACTTGAATTTCTTCGTCAAAAATATCTTGAAACTAAAGATAAAAAATATTGGAAAGAACTTATTCGATGGCTGCCTGAAAGCTGGCTTCAAACGAGAACTTGGACAGCTAATTATGAAACAATTCGTTCTATCTGCTCTCCTGGGCAAAGACGCAACCATAAATTGAATGAGTGGAGCGGCAAGGATGATCCTTCTAAAATGAATTTTATTAAATGGGCGCGCGAATTACCATATGCTCAATATTTAATTTTTGATGATGAAAATATTCCTTTTCAAATTGAAAAATAAAAAATAAAATGTTATAATATAATTATAAAATAAAGATTATATTATAAATGAAAAGGAAAAAATCACAAATGACTAAGAAAGAGGCATTTATTAAAGTAATTGATTATTTATTCACAGATGAGCATGCAATGGAAGCAGAAGAAATTTTTAAAGAAGAATTTTCTTTAGCAGTTGAATTTTTTGATGATTTTAAAAATAATAAAGTAAAAAACTCAGGAGCCATGACAGAAAGTGGTAAAAAGCTACTTTCTTGGATGCAAGAAAATATAGATACAATGACTAATCTTTTTACATCTAAGGAGGCAGCTGAAGCTCTTTTTACCTCAGGTCGCTCTATTGCTGGTTCTATGAGAAAACTTATTGCAGATGGTTATGTTGAAAAAACAGGCAAGGATCCTGTTCGATACTCTTTAACCGATGCTGGTAAGAATTATCATTTTGACAATTAAAAAAATTTTTGATATAATATAAATACAGAATAAAGTTGATTTTAATAAGGAGAAAAATAATTTAATGAAAGCAAACGCAAGATTTATTAATACTGAAAAAATTGAAGGATATGTTTATAGCACAGGTAGTAATTTTAATCAGCTTTCTGAAAGAGTATCAGGAGAAAATTCAAAAAATCCTGGTACAAAATTTATTGCTGGTGATCTTGACATTGCTGTAGATGAAGCTGGTCTTAATGTGGTTACAGTTCATTATACATATGTAACTGAAACTTATAAGAATGGAAAGACTAATAATACTTATGCAACGCTTAAAAGAATTCTTGATAATCCTGATAAATGTTGGATTAATGGTGGAAAAGATAATGCCTTTAAGGTTCAGTGCACTGGAAGTTCAATTGCACTTAATGATTTTATTGCAGGAGATGGTTCCAAGGTTGCTGCAATGAGAAATGAAAATGGTTTTTGTTCTATTGTAAATGAACTTAGTCCAGAGATAGAAAGAAATACTTTTACAACAGATATGTTAATTACAAAAGTAACTCATATTGACGCAGATCCTGAAAAGAATATTGCAGAAGATTTTACAACTGTTAGTGGTAACATTTTTGGATATGGTCCAGTTCTTCTTCCTGTGTCTTTCGTAGTTCGTAACGAAATGGGAATGAATTATTTTGAAAATCTTGATGCCACTCCTTCCAATCCAGTATTTACAAAGGTCTGGGGGCGTATTAATTGTATGACAATTAAAACAGAAAGAACTGAAGAATCTGCATTTGGTGAAGCTGCGGTTCAGACTTATGAGAGAAAAAGTCGTGAATATGTTATCACTGGTACTGCAAAAGTTCCTTATGATTTTGGAGAAGAAGAAGTTCTTACAATTGCAGATGTAAATAAAATGACTCAGGATCGTCAAGTTATGCTAGCAGAAGTTGAAAAGAGATATAATGAACGCCAGGCTAGCAAGGCTTCTAATGGAACTAATTTTAATGCGGCAACCACTGAAAAGGCAGCCCAGGTTGTACCTGAAGGTGGATTTGTATTTTAATAAAAGGGGAATAGTTAATTCCTCTTTCTTTTAAAGAAAGGATATTATAATTATGGCAGACATTGATATTTTTAATATTTAGCCGCATCAAGTAAGTAGAAATCTTCGAGGATATTCAATATTTTTTTATGGTGAGCCAAAAAGTGGAAAAACCACAACAGCATCAAAGTTTGAAAATAATCTTCTTTTAGCCTTTGAGAAAGGTTACAATGCAATCCCTGGAGTAATGGCACAGCCTATTAACAATTGGGCAGAATTTAGAAAAGTTCTTCGTCAATTAAAAGATCCAAGAGCAAAAGAAAAGTTTTATACAATTACTATTGATACATGTGATATTGCATATGATTATTGCACAAAATACATTTGTGATAATGCACTTCGTCCAGATGGCGGTTATGGGGTAGACAGTATCAGTGACATTCCGTTTGGGAAAGGATATGGACTAGTATCAAAAGAATTTGATGAATGTCTTCGGTCTATTGTTATGATGGATTATGGTCTTATTCTTATTTCTCATGCTACTGATAAGACTTTTAAGGATGAGACTGGAAATGAATATAATAAGATTGTACCAACATTGGATAAAAGGGCTAATAATATTGTAGCTAGAATGGCAGATATTATTGGCTATTCAAGAATTGTTACTGATAAAGATGGTAATAATTTAACAAAACTTTTTATGCGTGGAACCCCTCGTTATGAAGCTGGTTCAAGATTTAAATATACACCAGATTATATTGATTTTTCTTATGATAATCTTGTTTCTGCTATCAGTGACGCAATTGATAGACAGGCACAAGAAGATGGAAAAGAATTCTTTACAGATAAAAAGAATAATCTTTATGAAGACACAACTAAAGATCTTAATTTTGATGAATTAATGAAAAATTGTAATAATTTAATCAAAGAAATGATTGATAATAATTCTGAAGAGGTCTTTAAAGAGTTTTATCAGCCGCGTATCGTTCAGATTACCGATCGGTATCTTGGTAGAGGTCAGAAAATGAGTCAATGCTCTCGTGAGCAAGTTGAAGCTCTTTCTCTGATTTATGATGATCTCCTCTTACTTTCCAAAGAGACTAAATCAGAATAATTATATATTTAAAACTTGTCAAAGGTTAAAAACTTTTGACAAGTTTTCTTTTTTTTGCTATAATATAAATAGAAAAAATTTTAAAAAGGAAATTACAAAATGGCTCATCATTATGTAAAATGTTTATATTGTGGAAAACAATTTGACAGAGAAAATGAACCAACAAAACAAGTTTCAGCACGTAGATATGCTCATTTAAAATGTTGGGAAGATCATATAGCTAATATGTCTCAAGAGGAAAGGGATATTGAGGCTTTTTATAATTATGTAAAAAATTTATTTGGAGAAGATTATAATTATATATTAACCAAAAAACTTGCTGAAAGATATGTTAAAGAAAATAACTATACATACAGTGGTATGTTAAAAACATTGAAATGGTATTATGAAAAAGAAGGTAATTCTTTAGACAAAAGCAATGGTAGTATAGGTATTATTCCTTATATTTATAAGCAAGCATTAAATTATTATTACGCATTATATCAAGCACAATTAATAAATCAAGAAAAAGATATTTCTAATTTTACAATACCAAAAGAAAAAATAATAAACATTGAATCTCCACGAGTTTATGTGCGGCCGCCGCATATGTGGTTAGAAGAGGGGGATAATGAATGAGTTCAAAATATGTTGATGTATCTGCAAATATGCAGGTAATTGGAGATGTTTTTATTAATCCTTCTCTTTTAGATTTAGAAGATAAATATAGATTTAATGAACAAGATTTTCCTCAAGAATTTCATAAAATTTTATTTGGTTCTATTTATAATCTTCATCAACTTGGAGCAAAACAAATTTCAATAGAAGACATTGAAAAATATTTGGAACAGCGTCCAAAGAAATATGCAATTTATAAAGTAAATAAAGGTTCTGAATATTTAGAAAATATTAAAGAAATGTGTCAGCTTGCGGCTTTTGATTATTATTACAATCGTATGAAAAAAATGACTCTTTTACGAATGTATAATAAAAATGTTGGCATGGATTTGTCGTGGTTATATGACCCAGATAATATCTTAGATGTAAAGAAAAAAGAAGCTCAAGAGACCTGGTTTGATAATACTTCTATTACTGAAATTGCTAATGTTATTAATGATAAAATTGATGAAATTAAGGCAAAGTATGTTGATAATTCAGAAGATGGAGTAATTCAGGCGGGTGATGGCGCATTGGCACTTCTTGAAAGATTAAAAACAAATCCAGAAATTGGTTATCCATTATATGGAAGGTTGGTTAATGCAATTCATAGAGGAGCAAGATTAAAAAAGTTTTATTTGCGGTCTGCGGCTACGGGCGTTGGAAAAACGCGTTCTATGATTGCAGATGCCTGTTCTATTGCTTGTAATAAAATTTATAATCTTGAGACAAAACAATGGGAAGATAATGGAACTCGTGAACCAACTCAATTTATTACAACAGAGCAGGAAGAAGATGAAATTCAAACTATGATGATTGCTTTCTTATCTGGAGTAAATGAAGATCATATTCTTGAGAATACATATGTCGGAGATGAATGGGAACGAGTAAGCGAAGCCGCCGCAATTCTTTCAAAAAGTCCATTGTATATTAAAAAACTTCCAGATTTTTCATTACAAGATATTGAAAATACAATTAAATTTGGCATTCGTCAGTATGGCACTCGATATATTTTTATGGATTATATTCATTCAAGTATGAAAATTCTTAGTGAAATTAGTTCAAAAGCTGGAGTTAAAGGGTTACGAGAAGATAATATACTTTTTATGATTAGCGTTCGATTAAAAGATCTTTGTAATCAATATGGAGTATTTATAATGTCTGCCACCCAACTTAATGCGGAATATCGTAGCGCCCAAATATATGATCAGAATCTTCTTCGTGGAGCAAAAGCCATTGCTGATAAAATTGATGAAGGAGAAATTATGCTCCAGGTTAGTGACGATGATAGAGAAGCATTAAAAAATATCGTCAATTCTATGGGTATTGAAATGCCTGATATTAAAAAATCTGTATATAAAAATAGACGCGGCCGCTATAAAGACATACTACTCTGGTGTAAATCAAATAGAGGTATATGTCGTATTGATCCTATATTTGTAACCAATTATAATTATGAATTAATGGATATTGAAGATTTAAAAATTAAAGTCACACCTAAAATTGAAGTAAGTGCGTTTTAAGGAGAATAAAATGAGTTTTGGCAGAGAATGGATTTCAGATCATATATATGAATTAGAACAATCACAAAAAATTTTTGAATTAGTTTAAGCAAGAGCAAAAATTGAATCTTCAAAAAATATTTGGACAACAAAAGATGGTAAAAAAATAAATATTAGTGAAATGGATGAATCTCATATTCTAAATTGTATTAATATGTTAAAAAGAAATCGTTCTCCTTTTGCTGATTTATATATTCCTATGTTTCAGAAAGAATTAAAAAAGAGATATGAAAGTGTTTTTTAAGGAGAGAATATGGTACTATTAAATATAGAAATGCCATTATGCTGCGCAGATTGTCCTATATATGATGATAGGTGGGATTATCCAACTTGTTATGTAACAAATGAATCTCGCGGTTATAATTTCAAAATACATGAAAAGCGAATGCCAGAATGTCCTTTAAAAGAAATAAAAAAGGAAGCAAAAGAAAAAATAAAATATTGTAAAATATGTAAAAAGAAACTTATTCCTGAAAATACTTATAAATTTAAAGATGGGACTTTAGATTAGTGTTGTAAAATATGTAGAATTGCTGGGTGTAATGACACTCGACCTTGGACTTTTTTCCCAATTATGGAACTTTTTGATATTCCTTATGTTGAAGAAGAATGGTTATACACTTTACGCAGCGCTTTTCAAAGCCCATTATATAAAACTACTTTTTCAAGTATTTTTGGAAAATATTTAGCTAAAATGTATCTTAAAGGATGGAAAGATTTCGGCTTTAAAGATAGTAGAGAAATTAATTCTTGGAAATTAATTGATAATAAAGAAAAATTTAAAATTCTTAGAGATTTTTTACTATCTAAATATTCACTTGATTATCAATAGTTTCCTGATGAATATTTAGAAATTATTGGATTAAAAGAAAAAAGTGGAGGAAAAATAAAATGATTATTTGCGGTTTCCCAGGAGTTGGAAAATCTACCTTAGCAAAATCTTCTAATTGGGTAGATTTAGAAAGTACCCCATTTGAAAAAGATTGGGTTCGTTATGCAAAAGTAGCAAAACATATGAGTGATAATGGATATAATGTTATGGTGTCTACTCATCCTCAGTTGTTAGAACAATTTGAACAAATGGAAGTAAGATATACTGTTGTAGTACCTCCTTTTACCGATGTTTCTATCTATAAAGACAGATATATCAAAAGAGGAAATAATATCGATTTTACTGCCTTAATTGAAATAAATTGGGATAAATGGATTGGAGATATTATAACAAAATCTTCAGTTAATAAAACTGTTGTAATATTACCAAAAGATGGTTGTTTACAAGCCTATATTGAAAATATAAAGGAATAAAAAATGCCTTTTAAATATGATAAAGACACACTTAAAGAAAACTTAACAATAGAAGAAATATTTGATCTTGTAAGTGAATTAGGCGGTGAACCAATTATGGGTAATGGGTTATTCACCGCTAGAACCATTTGTCATGGGGGGCAAAGTCACAAGCTCTACTATTATTCGAATACGCATCTTTTTCACTGTTATACTGGATGCGGCGACGCATCATTTGATATATATGATTTAGTATTAAGAGCTAATAAGATTGCAGGTATTCAAAATTTCTCTTTATCTCGTGCTATTACATTTGTAGCTCGATATTTTGGATATACAACAGAAACATTTAATTTTGAAGATAATCAAGAAGTAAGTGAAGATTGGCAAATTATTAATAACTTTAAAAGAAATAAGGAAAAGAACCAACCACAAATTGTAGAATTAAAAACTTATGATAATAAAGTGTTAAGATATTTACCTCATCCGCGTATTATACCATGGGAAAAAGAAGGCATTTCTTTTGATATTATGAAAGCAAGAGGTATATGTTATGATCCAATAAACGAGGGAATAGTAATTCCTCATTATGATAAAAATGGAAATTTAATTGGTATTAGAGAAAGAACATTAATTAAAGAAAATGAAGTTTTTGGAAAATATCGTCCTGCAATAATTAATGGTAAAATGTATAATCATCCATTGGGTTTTTCACTCTATAATCTTAATAATAGCAAAAAGGCTATTTCTCAGTTTAAAAAAGCAATAGTATTTGAAGGTGAAAAATCAACACTTTTATATGCGTCCTATTTTGGAGAAGAGTCTGATATAAGCGTAGCGTGTTGTGGTAGTAATCTAATTAATTATCAAGTTAAATTGCTATTATCTCTTGGAGTAAAAGAAATTATTATAGCTTTTGATAAACAGTTTCAAAAGATTGGTGATAATGAATGGCAAAAATGGGTTATTAAATTAAAAACTTTATATAATAAATATGGTAATTATGTAAATATTAGTTATATGTTTGATAAAGATAATTTACTTGGATATAAAGATTCACCAATAGATTGTGGGAAGGATACATTTTTAGAATTATTTAAAAGGAGAGTTACGATAGAATGAATATAAAAATTTTTATTTTAATATCAATGATTTTTTGTCACATTGTTGATGATTATTACTTACAAGGATGGCTAGCTTCTGCTAAACAAAAATCTTGGTGGGTAAAAAATGCTCCAAATAAATTATATAAAAATGATTATTTAATGGCTTTATTTTGTCATAGTTTTAGTTGGTCTTTCATGATTCAACTACCCATTTTAATTTATAGTTTTTATACGCATTTATTTATATGGAATGTATTAATATTCATTATAAATTTAATTATCCACATGTTTATAGATAATCTAAAAGCAAATAAATTAAAAATTAATTTAATTCAAGATCAAATTATTCATTTTATTCAAATTATTATAACTTGGATTATAATATTAAAATAATATTGGTAAAGAAAGAGTTGACTTGACAACTCTTTCTTTTTTTATTATAATATAAACAGAAATATTATAAAGTTAGAGGAAGAAAATATATGAAATATCAATTAATAAACAAACCAAATAAAAATTTCTCAGCAATTCAACAAATTTTATATAATAGAGGAATTGCGGAAGATGAAATTTTACATTATG